GTTTCCCATAAAGAATCTTGAAGTTCAGTATCTTGAGTTATACAAATCTGTGGAGATTGTACAAATAAAGGGTTAATTCTAAACTTAGAAGTTCCATCTACTTTGAATATATGAGCATTTTTCTGATCATAAGTTACAACCTTTACAGATCCGCTACCTATAGTTTCAACCTTAAGCGGATTAACTAAGTTTCCACCTAATGCTCCCTCATCAGATATATAAAGCAATCCCTTTATTTCTGTTCCAATTGAAGATAATAACAATGACGTTAGCTTCATCGTCATCGTTCCATCTAACTCTTTATACCAAATGTAGTTATTATCATTTCCGACAAAGAATCCAGATGTATCCAAATAGGCCCTATAATCAGTTCCCGTATTGTCCTCAAGAATATAGAGTCCTTTATTTGTAGATTTAGTTCCTAACCTAACAAGGTTAACAGGATTCTCCCCACTCGTTCTAATCAAGTAAGATGCATCATGCTGAATTAACCAATCTCCATTAACATACTCAGCATCTCCATCAATTCTTAGAGTATCTCCTTGTCGTGCCCAAAACCCATAGTCATTAGGCCCCCAATAACCCCCACCACCCCTTTTAGAGAGTCCATTCAAATAACCCATAACAACAGTTTCTGCTGAAGAATTAAACACGCTAATCCGCTTCGATGCTTGATTCAACTCAATTCTTCCACCGACCTGTGCAGACTTCAACCGATCTGTTGAAATAATCCATCCACCAATAATTCCAGATTTGGCTGTAATTTTTCCAGAAATCTCCAAATCCCCAGTACTGGTTCGATACGTTAGCTGATTGGTTCCATTTCCAATAATGAGACCAACATCCCCAAGCCCTAACGATCCTAATCTAACTATCTCATTTCCTAATCCATCCTTTACAAGGTAAGCAGCATCACTCTTGATAAGATAATTCCCGTTCTTGAACTCAGCTCCACCATCGACACTAACTACATTCCCATTCCCTACCCACAGCCCAAACTCTGTTGCTCCATACGACTCAATTCCACCCAAAAACCCATAAGCACTCTTTACAACTCCATTATCATCCTTGATCTCAATCCTTCGCTTATCTACACTCAGCTCAATCCCTTTACCGATCTGAAGTATCCACGGAGTTTTCAAGGTGATAAACGGAACTTCTCCAGAATTCCGATTCAAGGAGAAGCTGAAGGCGTCAAACGGAAAGAGTTCAATCTGATGTCCACGAACATCAGCACTGTTTGGTCGTATGTTTTGGATCAGCCCAATATCTTTCCGTACTTCCACACCTTACCCCTCAAATATGTATGAACGGATACAGACAAATCCCAGGAGGAGTCGTCACATCTCCAGAAGATCCATGATGATCAACAATATGAGTATGGCTCATATCCGATGTACCTGATGTTGGATTGACTTCTATAGAATGCGTATGCTCAGATCCCTGACTTGAAATGGTTGCAGAACCAGCCCAAGTTCTCAATCTTGTTAAACTTCCACCCCCAGCCGATCCAGAATCATCAATACTATGTGTATGCGCACCATCAGTTTTTGTAGAAAATGTAAATGAAGCAAGCTTCCACTTCCCATCGCCCTCAGACTCGGCTGGGCCTGCAGTTGGATACTTGAGAGTATGATTATGATACCCAACCTTCGGATCAACTAACTTCGGGCTCTGCTGACCATTATATGTTTCTTCTCCATCACTCCCAACACCAATTATCACTCGTCCCAAATAGGCATTGCTTCCCGTATCGGTCATCCTCGGAAGCCAGGCTTCTGCCGCTCCAGTTCCAGCCAAATATACGATCAATGCCGCAAGTCGAGGATCATCCACAGTACGTATCTTGCTTCCATCACATAACAACCAGCCCTTGTCGATCTGCGTACCGGTTCCAGGAGTATAAGGTTTCGGAAAATGTGCAATAATCCCTGTCATCCCAGCATTGATTTCTTTCCAAACTCCCTGTTTGCGATATTTCAGCGCAGCTAATCCATCTACCTCTTGTACAAACAATCTTCCATCGTCGATTGTATTAGGATTGTCTCCTGAATCTGTTAAAGGAGTCCCATCTGGACGAGTGGTTGGATCTGTAGAACCTACATATGCAACAGCACTCCCTTGTTTATGCAATCCTTGATGTTCATACACATTTCCTGGAGCTCCCTCATTAGATGGAACATCGAACCTGTGTTCCTTCCCTACAACCCTTCTGGTATTATACCTTGTAGAGGTAATACCCGCAGCGGCCAGAAACATACCCGTATCTAAATTAGGATTATTCTCATAGGTTGAGTTCCAGTTTTCTTGCTGAGACATCTTACACCTCCACCGTCCACTTCACTCCATTATCCAACTCTCCACGGACATCCTCATCCATCTTAGTTGTTCGCATAAACTCATCGAAATCCCGTCCCATAGAATACTTCGAGTTCATCTCCTGCATCCTTCGGAATCCTCTGGACTCCATCCAAATTATAATTCCTTCATGAAACTGTTCAGGAAGATCAGGAACATCCAGGGGCCCAACTACACGATCAGGAAGAACATAACACTCTAACATCCACCATATCTCTGAACTGGGACTCGCATCGAACACTACCCGATTACCACTTCTCGTCCATCTCGAAGGTTCACCCACTATATTTCTTGTGCTAAGGAACAGATCACCTCTCCGGCCCAGATCCAGTTCAACGCCACTATCAGCCCTACTAACTTTTAACACCTCAACGATTGTCCGATCCGCAGGGAGACTAACCCAGGGGCACAGAATCTCATACGCATCTCCAAGTTGAGGGACACTCGAAAAGGGCCGATCCACCACCGCTTCCCTTGTAACCTCATCATACTGCACACAGACCCTTGTCTCATTATTGATGCGCACCGTTCTACCTACATACGTCTCATTTCCAATCTCGGTAGTAATGAAAGTTGTCTCTGTCGATGGAGAGGTCAATGTTCCATTGATCACCTCATTTTTAACAAAGAACGTCTTCTGAGAATTCTTATACCGAAACAATCTTCCAGTTTTAGGATCCTTCCAACTAGCTACTGCTGCAATTCCCCTATTCACCAAACTCAAGTAATACGCATACCCTCTGGAGCTGGTATCCAGCACATTTCCACCATTGTAAGGATCAACGTCTGTCGGATTACCCAGATCCTCATGAACCGCCTCAATGATCTCCCCAACAGTCATACTTAATCCTCATCCACAAGGGCACATTCAGCTTTCAAAAGGATCGTCGATCCTGCAGCACTTCCCAAACACTGAAACCCGAAATCTGTCCCAGCTTCAAACATTATCGGAACATCAAACATAATCTGTGTAAATGTAGTAGCGGTTGTGCACACTCCTGTTAAATCCAAATACTTCCGAACAGTCTCTGAACTTTTCCAATACCACATCCGAACCCTTGCATATCTTGCAGCAGTATCATACTGTGATATACATATCCTCCGTAGAAACAATCTCTTCCCAACGGGAACCGTGTACATACCCATCTGAGTGATATTGTCTCCTGCAGCCATATGCCCAAAGATCTTAGAAGCAGTCTGAGGCACACCCCCAGAAACAGTATCAGACGTATCATACGCATAGATAATTCCTGCATTCACCCCACCGCTTCCAGCTGTTTTCACCACCATTTTCTGCAATCTCAAATACAGTCCCGAACTTTCTACCTTCGTCTGACCATTCAAGGTAATAGTCTCCTCAATCTCTTGAAAGTTAGAGTCAAGCATAGTTGCTACAATCGTCCTAGCTCCTGTACCGGCTGATGTATCATTGGCACTTGCACTTGAAAATCCAAACTTAACTGCAACTGTAGGAAGAGTTCTTACACTTGCTTGGGGCCATATATCCACAAACGATGTAGAGGGAGCACACTTTCCCCACAACCGCTCATCCCGTGCACCCTTTATCTGACCAACTGCTACCTTATCCCAAAATAGCGGATCATACGCTATTTCTTTCCAAGTTTTCATCTTCTACCTCCCACTTAAATTTCTGTCATCTTTTCTCTGGCACACTCTAAAACAGTACAATACCTCTTCCCTTTGATCAAAATACCTCGATCGATAGGATAGCTCAATCCACACAACCCGCACACAAACCACTTCATCTTCTTATGCTCAAGCGCAGTATATTTCACCTCATATTGAGGATGGAGCACTCCTTCTCGATCTGGAGCTTGACCTATCACCTCATACTGATCACTGGGAAGTTCAGGATATATGGCCATCATCTACCCCTTTTAGGGAACCCATATGTTCCTAAATACAAATCTGATTCTACAATCTCAGGTTCTTCGAACCACACCTTCATACCTCTGGCTTGGCCCCAACCAATCAAATAATATAATGCGGGTCTCTGTCGCAAATATTCATAACTCTGAATCAACGGTGCCCCATAGATTGCAATCTCAGTCCACTGCTCATTCAGTGCCTCTGCAACCATCCAAGCCAGACTTGAGTTCAAAACCGGCCCAAACTTTTTAACCATCACATCTGGATCTACAACACGTGCCTTCGGACAAACTTCAGACGGTCTTGCCAGTGTCAACTTCTCTCCCAGCTCCGTATAATTGAAATCAATAGACCACTTATCCATCTCGTGAAGATCATACACCCTCTCAATAAGAGAAGGGTTCTTTTTCTTGATTCTTAAATAACAACTAGATAAACAATAGATGGGGAAGCCGTCGATGACGGCTTTCTCCCATCCAGGCATTCTACATACGATCGAAACTCTTTTTGTTTCCATACTATGTGGGGAATGATCCGTATACAGGCTTGTAGTCCAAGCAGAACGCTCTGAACCTGTTCGTAGCCTTATACAATCTGTTCCCTGTCTGGAAGTCATCTCCAGCCTGCATTCTGGTCTTCCGCTTCCACATAAGAATAAACTGATGATTTTCTGCCATGGTAAACCAAGCATCAGCATCCTGCAAGAAGTTCGATATGTGAACTTCCCATGCACCCACATACCCATTTGCTGGATTGGTTGTCATGTCATTCCCGCTCAAATCTACGCTAGCACTGATTCCACCACTCTGCTTAGCCAGTCGCATGGCAATCCACCTTAGACCCGTCGGCACAATCAGTCTCTTCAGCTTCAAATCGGGTAATGGAAATCCACTTTCATTCACCAACGTATCAAAATACTCAAAAGCAGCCTGAAGACCCGTCTCACTCAAAGCTGCAGTTCCCAAGTTACTAATTATTGTTTTTGACTTCAGTGTCTGATGATCTGTAGCAAAGATCGGCTTTCCATCACTAGCCCCTTCACCTCCAGAAGCCAAAGGAGTTGCACCCAAATTGAACAGTCGGAAACAATCAATTTCCACACGGTTCATCATAGAATCAGCCAGAGTCTCACTCATGCTCTTCAGCGGAGCATGAACCAGATCTTCCAGCATCATTTCGGTTACCTGAAACCCTAACCCAGTCTGAGGAAAGTCGACACTCTTGTCGTTCCCTTCTTCAGGAAAGTCAAACGGAACACCACTCCCTTCGGGGATTTCAACCGCATTCCCCAGACCGGAGATCTCTGCAGAACGGAATGTTCTTCCAGGAGGAGCCTCCTCAATTTTGAACAACTTATCATACTCGGTTGCTCTCGACCCGTAACGATTCATGAACATCTTCAAGATGTCCCTATCAAACTGCTTGGACAGTATTCCACTATTTACCACTGCCATACTCTACCTCCTTAGGTTGTAGACTGGTTCCCAGCCAGACCAATAAACCGAATCCACAACGTTTTTGCCGTTGCATCAACAATTTTCTCCACACGAGCAATCTTATTGGATGTACTGATCACAACGCTCTGTACTCCAGCCGAATTACTCAAATCCACCATACCGCCTACTTTCGGAATTGTACCCGTTGCCGTACACTCGAAGTAATCCATATCCGATATAGGTATGTAGGTTACAGTTCCATTTGCCTCACAATCTGATATTGCGACGCCTGCAACCAAGTTCGGTTTCACATTACTCGTAGCCTTTAGCACCTTCCCATCCGTATCAAACATCAGCAAATCTCCATGGGAGATTGCCGCATCTGTTGCGGTAGCCGTCATTGTCTGCGGAGCACCCATGCCCAGCAAACTCTTTTTCCATGTAAAGTATCCCATACTTACCTCCACTCTTACTCAATATCCTCGAACTTGACCCCCCTACTGGTCGCATCCGTAACTAACTTACTCCCAACTTTCAGCATTCCCTCTTCAGCTGACTTCTCTACATTCAGTCGGAGCTTCTTGTCCTTCTCCACCCGCTCCTTTGCGAGAACAGCTGCTTTCTCCTTCTCAATCCTCAACAGAATCAACTCTTCACTACCCTTCTTCCCGATCCGATGCACTCTCCCATCCACAGAATGGATCGTCTTCTCCCTCGTCCCATTCACCACCTGCCAACCTTGTGCAACCTTCGAATACACCCTCTCAGGCATCTCCCACCAGTAACGGAACCTTGGATCCGCATTTCTGATTTCCAGACGGTTCATGGCACTTCCTCGGTTTGCTCCAAACTCAATACCACCAATCACCTCACTCACCGGATCACTCTGCTTCTGGGCCTCCACAACATCCTTGCAAACCAAATACCTATCTCGGTTCCATTTAGATAACAACTCAACCTTCTTCAATTCAAGAAACCGTCCAGGACTTGTATCAAAGACCAGAGTAGCCCCCTCCTTATCCAATTGTATAACCTCATCTTCATTGTTGTCAATAGCATTAACAACTATTTTCTTTCCAGATAAGGATTTACCTACTTCTGTATTCCCTTCCATTTGTTTATCTCCCTTCATCTACTTATCTCTCCCCAGGACAAACTCAGAATATACCACTGGATCAATCCCCCGTGCCTTAGCTTTCTTCATCTGCTCTTCCGTCAACCGTATTACTTTTTTCTGCTTAGCTTCTGGAGATTTTGCTACAGCATCAGGAACAGCTCCTTTCGGGGGAACCTCCGGCTTCTTATTCAATTCTTCCTCAACCTTCATCCGTACCAAATCCCCAATATGATTCATAGCCACCCTCTGGCATGCTTGAGCATACACATCCACACTCGGAGGCAATGTTTTTACTGCTTCATCCACTTCCCGTGACCACTTCTCAGCTACCATTTTATTCATAGGATCACTCATTGCTTGAAGCTTCGAAGCTCCCAAGGCTACCTGACTCATCTGCTGAGCTAACTGACCATATGCTGGCGCAATATGCTCTTGAATCCTTCGATTGAAGTATTCCTCCATAGCTTCAATCGGATCTGTAAAAGCCTTATCTGCTAACTTCTTCTTGAAACTTGCATAGTCCTCCAACTGAGGTTGAGGTTGAGGCTGAGGCCTAGCATCCTCCTTAGGCCTATCCAGCTTACTCTTGAGATCCTCTAGCTCTTTCAAGATACCCAGAACCCTCTCATCTTCAGCAGGTTTCTCTTCAGGAATCTCTTCCTCTTCAACCTGTTGCTGAGGTTCCTCATCACCTACGACAACCTCATACTCTTCTTTGTCAAATTCACTTTCAACAATGTCTTTTACTGTCATACATTTTCCTCCAATCTTTCAAATTCAGATTCCATAAATCCTATAATTCTCCTAACTATTCTAACCGATCCCTGGCATCGGAGAATTTCCGACTTGTTCTGCTCCTGAACCAGCCGGTTCAGCTCCGCCTCCAAGATCGGCCCCAATACCTTGCTCTGGAACCATTCCCAGTCCCCCGAGTCCTTCAATTCCTTGAGCCTGATCTTGTCCAACTCCTCCACTATTTAGCGCCTCCTCACGCATAGCATCCGCTACCTGGAGCATAAACTCCAGATCCTTCGTATAGGGCACATATCCGCTGGTTGCCCCTTCTCCGAACATCCTAAGAGTCTCTTCCATAAGCTTCGTTCTACCCACATAAATCCTTGTAGCAAACTCTTTCATCGGTTCTGGAACTTGCGGGTTCAAAATCATCATCATCTGCTGCATCATCTCCTGGCCAAACATACTATACAGCTTGGTTAGCATCAAAATCCCTTGTCTTCGTGCTTCTTGTGTCTTCTCCTCATCTGTCACCTTTACCACAAATCTAAATAGCAGCGGAATATCTTCAACATTCATATCCATTACTTCACGCAAAAGAGCTTGATCTGCTTCAGGCATCAAAGGAAGCAAAAACCGTTTTGTTCTCTCTCCATTTGCCACAAGCTGCATCACTATGTACAGGGCCATCTCTCCCACAGCACTCTCAATATCCTCGATGATACTTGTCAAAATGGAATCACTTCTCTGGGCCAGAAACATCGTCCCGCCCGCAGTTGCCCTTGACTTTGCTAACGAATCCCCCAAGCCCATTGCTGCATCCCCAGCCCCTGTAAACCGATCCAAATCCTGTCTGGCCATCATCTCAGCTTGGACAGTGGATCGTGTCACATCTGGAAACGTGATTACCTGAAAATCCTCCCTGGGACTATCCACCTCATGATTTACTGCAGGGCCAATCACCATCCTCTTTGGAAGCCCACTCCCTCTTCGGGACAACGACATCTGCGTACTCGAAATATGAGTTGAGTTCACTCGAATATTACGCATAGTATCGATCTCTTCTTGGAGGATCTCACTCATCCATCCAACCCCAATTGCATACAGCATCCTTGGAACCTGAAAATAGGGGAACTTCACGATCGGTCTCCGACCCAACTCATTAAACTCAGCTCTCAAGATGGTTCCGCTCTCTTTCTCAAACCATACAATCGTATCCTCCGTTATGCCATTCCCATCCACATCCCAAAACACATACACACGAAATATCTCATACTCTTTTGTTCGATCATTCAAATCCGGCTTCAAGCCCATCCTATCTTGTTCACTGCTCAAATTAACTTCAAGATCTGGATTACTTTCTCCAAGAATCTTCTCTACATTCTCAAAAAACCCAATAGCCTGCTGCTGCTCCAACTCATACTTAAACCACCTACTCCTGAAGGCAATCCAGGGAGCTGTCTGAATATCCCACCAATGTACCCTTGTAAGAACATCCTCCAATCTAGGAGCTTCAATCACCGGCCCATCGTATACAATCTTATCAACCTGATCGACTCCACCATTTTTCGATGACCGTTTGAATTGCCATCTCTTGGTCTTCCAGGGAATCTCCACAAACTGCGTACCTAAACTTACTGTATCATAGCAAATGGGATTGAACTCTTTTCCAAAGTTGATATGAAGTGGACTCTCCAACAACTTATTTACAAACCTTTCCAGAGCAGAACCTTTCAATTCTAAATCCTTTGAATCTGTTTCAACACTAATCAAAGGTCGTCTTCTCTTGATATGATTCTTCACCCTTGCATAGATTCCATTCGTGTTGCTTCCTGATGCTGGACTCGCCAGGTTTGCAGCTCCTTCCCAAGGAGTATTCTTTACCTTTTCCTTAGGTCTTGCAACTCTCTGTCTTCTCCATGTTTCCCACTTCTCCTCAAGCTCTTTACGCTCACTACCTTCTATTACATCCTTCAACTCAGCTTGAAGATACTGAATCAGCTCATTCTTGATGTCTTCACTTCCAAATATATCTGTAGGTTCCCATCCACTCTCAAGCTCTTCATTATTCATATTCAATTCATCACTCATCTTGAACTCCTCTTATCAATAACCAGTATACGGATTTCGCCCAATTAGCATAAGTTCTCTTTGTTCCTCTTCCTCTTCTATCTCAAGAGACGTCCTTGGAGCCACACTCCCCCTTTCTGCGAGTGCAAATGCATCCAGAATATCCTTCTTTAGGGAATTGGGGAATGACTTCAACTCCTCCTCTACAAGTGTCTTTGCCGACGGAACTGCATACACCAAACCTTTACTCAATACACCTTCAATACCTGTTCGAATTCTTGCATCCTTATCCCCACTGGCTGTTACATCTCTAAGGCCCAAGGGGACTCCTCGCTTCACCTGTTCCTCCCTAAGAAGAGGTGTCAGAAGCTTATACGGCCCTTGTGTCTCCAGGACTGTGGAGCGCATCATAGGAAACATTCTCTTGTTGTCAAATAGCCACTCGAACATCTTGCTGGTCTTAACATAATCCGCCCGAACATTCAAAATAAACCTATTTCCACTTCCGCTCCTAGCATATACAACAACAGCAGTACGTGACGTTTTTGCGGACTTCCTGGAATCGGTAGAAGCTGGATCTGCTGCCTGGACAATATCCATTGCATCCAACATCTCTTGCTTCCACACACCCCCTTCGACCCACTTCACAACACCTTTGTCTGCTTCCCAATCTAACCAACATTCCTTCAGACTTAAGTCCATGAACTCAGAAATTGAGATCTTCCTTCGTTTGTTGCGATACTGAGTCATATATGTCCAATAATCTACTTCTTTAATTTTCTCCAGCACAGGTAGTGACAATCTTTCGGGAAATATAGCTTTTCCATACTCTTCGGCATCCCGATAGTACACATCCCAAATCCCATTCTCTTTCAATTGGAAACCCTCGTCCTCGTCCCAAAAACCGGTAAAACTCCTTATATCCTCGAAAATAAAAGAATAGGCATCTTCTGGATGATACACAGTACCCACAATTAAGATAATCCCCTTTCTGGGGTCGATTAGAAGTGTCCATGTATTGGATTTAAGCCAATGGCGAATGCGTTCCATATCCGCATTAGCCTCTCTTCGTGAATCTAACTGGGCATCTCCGATAGGGTCATCAATCTTCACCTTATGGCAATGGATTCCTTGCGTGCTCCCCCCCACGGCAAAGATCTTGATCGTTGGTTCCACTCGAAATCTTGACCTATTTGGAACCACAAACTCGTCTATTGTGATGCGTCCCTTCTCCTTCAAACCCTCAACATACTCAGGATACAACCAAGCAAAGAACTCATTCCCATCGAATGTCCTCTGAGTGATCTGTAGAAACTCCTGAGACCTATCAATGATCGCACTACCTAACCCAATTACAATATCTGGATTTCTCAGGATGTCCCAGGTATTGCCTCCATGGGTGAAAATTGAACTCTTGAACACTCCTCGTGGAAGGTATGCGGCTGCCCTCTGGCCAGGAGATTGTACCTTCTGGTAAAAGTTGCACATATCCACATGCAAATGATCTGTGAGGTCATTATATGGCCCGTTGTAGCCTGCAATAAACTTCAGAAAGAACCAAAGATTCACAAATCCTGCTTGTCGGATGAGTTCTCGTACCTCTTGATTAGAGGTAGAGAAGTTTCCACTCTCCAGCTCACTCAAAACATGATTGATTAAGAGATCACTGTCAGATCTTTGAAATAGGGGGGCTTTTGGATGAGGGAGTAGCTCAAGCTTTGTGTTAGATGGATGTCTTCCTTTAGGAATCATCCGAACCTTCCACCTGAAGAGATTTCATTGCCTTCAGTGTTTTTGCCAAATGATCTGGATCCACATTCACAATCATTGTGTTCTGCTGAGGAGTCATACGCTTACCCAGCTCTCCAATAGACTCTAATATGTCTTTGGCAGCTTTCAACCTTACTTCAACATCCAAATTAACGTCTTCCAAAACTTCAAGATATGTACTCCAGGATAGACTGATTGCTTTCTCTTTGATCTGTGGATCTTTGGGAGATTTGGATAGCTTAGTCACACCAGGTAATTCATCCATTTCAACAAACAACTATATAACATATTTTAGAGATATGCAATATGTTTGTACAAATTGGAGTATACAGAATAGAGAGTGTATGATATACTCTAAAAAGGAGGCAATATGGCAAAATATGGTTTAGTTCGAGATGGAGTTCTAGTGGAGATTGCAAAAACTCCACCGATTATTGGATCTATCTACATTCCTTCAGCAGCCAGAGAAGCTCTACAAATTGGAAAAGTGATAGCTGTCCGAGGTATGAAGGGAATATCCGTTGGGGATCATATTGTGTATAAGAATTATTGTGGTACACCGATGCCAGGCGGAGATCAGATCCTTCTAAAACCTGAGGATGTAGAAGGAAAAATCCAAATTAGTGAGGTAGAGAATGAAGCTGATTGATGACATAAACTCGGATACCTGGATTGTTCTTGGGCCGCACAGATCACTACTCGTACTGCTGGATGGATTGAGGTTCTGCGGAGTAGAAGGAAACTCAATTCATCTGAACTTCCAAAATGGGAATACGATCCGTATTCCCTATGGAGATTCTGATTCAGATAATAAGTTGAGTGCTCAGTGCAAAGCAGATTATTTGCGTATCATCCGTCAGATTGAATCTTGGGAGGACAATCTATGAATTTAACCCCGAAGCAAAAAGAAGTACTTGTATTTGTTACGAACTTTCAGATTGATCATCCGTATCCTCCTACTCTGAGGGAAATTGCGGAATCGTTCGGTATCAGTCCTGCATCTGTGATCGAGCGACTCAACGGGCTGGAGAAGAAGGGATACATCATACGAGATCGGAGGATGAGCCGAGGTATTTGGATAACAGAGAAGGTGGAGGAACTTCAAAATGGGTAGGAGGAAATATCGGCCCGTCCCGCTCTTAGAACGGCCTAAGGAAGAGATCGATGAGATCCTATCCAGAGGCTTAGAGGTTATCCGAGACGAATCTGGGAAATTCTCGAAATGCCCCCGATGTGGATGCAGCAACTCATACTACAGTCTCAAGAAGCATCCCTGGAAGGATGATCAGATTATTGTACGGAGATTCTTTCGATGTACAAAGTGTGGAGTTGGATACACAGTCGTTGGCTTGATGAAGGAGTTAAAAGGATATGAGCGGAAAAATAGAGAAAAAGATTGAGATACTTCCTCACCTGCATGTGGTTATTGAGCATACAGGAGATAGCCGAATTGTATGGATCGAGGGAAAATGGAGTTGGTGGAAACGAGCTTTTGGGTGGCTTATGTGGCACACTGGTTGTAGGGATGTTATGTGTGAAGTAGGTGCGGATGTTGTCGCTCCAAAACTGTTATTTCAGCTTCCTACGGATAAGGAGGTAGTGTTTGTCGGTGGTGGAGTTTTGGATGGTTCTACGGCCTTAGGATTGAGTAAGCGTGTCGATAAGTCTGTTGGAGTGTTTGTAGGTGGATCTGACTCGAATATCAAGATGATGGAATGGAAATATGATAGTAGAGAGTGAGATGGTCTCTGCGGCTTACAACAAGTGGTTGGAAACTCTCTCCGAAGATGAGTTAAAGAATGGCTTCAGATGTCCGTATTGTGGTGGAATGATGGCAAGGATGGCCGTTTGAGATCGGGATATTGGATGGGTTTGCGGCTGGCGATGTTTGTGCACGGATTCGTGGTTGGGTAATTACCCTGATGCCAATTTGATTATTTGGGATGAGGGAGTGTATAAGACATTGACAGAGTTTGGCATGTTGGAGGATGGTGTATGATAGTACATTGTTTAAAAAATTGTACAGCGGATGAGGGGTTGATTCCCCCGCCGCCGCCTCCGGCGTTTCCGATCATAGGTACCATATACCCATCTGGTTATACCTACATACCCATACATACAACAATACCCATACACACAAGTATTTATATCTATTCGGTTATATACCCTACCGTCCATATATCCATTTGTACATATATACAATATTAACCGTCAATCTCTTCAATTGTTCGTACTTTCATTATTCATGCTTTCATTGTTCGTACTTTGATATAGCAAATGTTTTTTATTTGGTTCACGTATCGCATGCGTCCACAAACAACAACAAACCTTTAAATTGA